AACATATCTCCATATTCTTCAGCTATTTTTTCTAATTCTTTTTGATTTTGTTGTTTCATAATAATTACATCAGTAGCATTATTACGAATCAAACCACTAACAGCACGGAAACTTTGAGTTGTAAAAGCAAGTAAACCAATTCCATAATGACGGAATCTAGTAGCAAGGAATGAAACAGCATTATTTTTCTTAAAATCTTTTGTAAGAATATCATCTAAAACCATAGCAACAGTTGGTCTCTCAAAATCTTCATATTTCTTTTGAGCTTCTATAATATCAGTAATCATTTCATCGGTGTAATGGTCTTCACAATCAAAATATTTATTCATTAATTTACCCTTGGGGTCAGCATTTAATGTATTACTAATAATTTTCACTATATCGAATTTATCCTTATACATATCGGGGTTACACAATAAATTTACAAGTAAATTACTTTTACCTTGTTTTACTGAACCAACTATCAAAAGTAAGGATGGTGGTTGAGGTAAGTGAGGGTGAATATCACTAAATCTATCATCGGGGTCGGGGTCTTTTACTTTAAATACCTTGGGTGGTGATTTCTCCATTTATATAATGTATAGATATTTTTTAATCTAAAAATAAACTAAATATTAAATCTTCGGGGATTCTATATCTATCTAATTTATTTGTGCCGTTATTATAATTAACTTTGCCTTTTTTTTCTCCAACGGTATGGACTTCTTTTGATACATTTATTTTATGTTTTCTTCTTTTATCATATCCTCCATCACATACTTTTTTATGTTGTCTTAATTCTTTTGTATTACATAATACCTTCTTGCCGTCTATCATTTCATAGCCATTACCCAATACTTTATTATGTTGTGAATCAATCATATTACCACAAGCCCCACTTTTATCACAAATTAAATTAGTCCAATCTTTTTTATTAGTCCATATACGAGTTCTTTTTTCATATCCCCAATCACTATACATACAATAAGATACATCATAAAAGGGTCGTCCCTTCATTATATCTCTACTTTTTAATTTACCCTTTGCTGGATTTTCTAAAAACCAATAATGAGGATTAAAATAATCTATAATCTCAAATGATTTTAAAACTAATTTATCTGCTTCATTCATGTTTTTATTCATAATTTCTTTTGTATAAATTATACCATCTTTCTTCTTTCTACCTAACCAGCAATTTTGCAAATTACTATATTCAGTGCAAGGTGGAGATGCCCATACAATATCAAACTCATCTTTAGAATATTGTTTATAATCAAAATTCATAATATCTACTTGATGGTCAGCTGGTAGTAACATATCTACAGAAACAACATCCCAACCAAGAGCCTTACAACATTTACCTACTGAACCAGTGCCGGAAAATAATTCTAATACTTTGACCATATGTTATATTATTATAAATAAAATATTTTATATAATAAATATGAACCAGCATTTTTACATCAATCTAGAACACAGAAAAGAAAGAGATTTAATTACAAGACAAGAGCTTAAAAAACTTGGAATCAAAAAACCAAATAGATTTAATGCTATTACTCACGAAATTCCATTAGTAGGTTGTGCAAGATCACACATAGCTGTTTTAGAAAAAGCAAAAGAATTAAATTGGGATTATGTTATTATATTTGAGGATGATATTAAAATAGAAGGTAAAAAATCAGTAATCCAAAAATTTAATAAATATATAAAAAAAGATTTTTGGGATGTTTTATATTTTGGATGTTGGAATTATTTACCACCCGAAAAAATAAGTGATGATTTGGCTAAGGTTGTTCGTGCTGTATGCTTACACGCATATGTAGTAAAACAACATTATTATGATACATTAATTAATCATCTTAAAGAAAGTGTAGAATTAAAATTAGTGAATGATGTAAGAGAAAATAATAATGATGAATATATTCATACTTTACAAAAAAAAGATAATTGGTTTACATTATTACCAATACAAGTAACTCAAAGAGATGGATGGTCAGATAATTTTAAAGAATTTAGACCTTATAGTGAAAGGATTAAATTTGTGCCTCAACAACCATCTTAATAAATTCAGTTGTTTTTTCATCAAAAGAAATATTTTTAGAATCAAGTTTCATATTTTCATCTTTAAATTTCTCTTTATCAATTGTATTTTTCCCGTGAACCACAGCAGTCATATTATATAATGGGTTAGTTACTGATATAGTTTTTAATTTACAAGATTGGGTCAATCCTAGACCCTCTGCTTTATTTGAGTGCAAAAATCCACAAGTTTTATTATACCAAGATTTAGTCATCATTAAAGTGGCTTCGTGAATTAGTTTTTTATTATCCCCACAATCAAGAGCATAGAAATCATCTTTTGTATATGGTGGATAAATAAAGACCATTTTATTACAGCCAACGCAACCCGAGTTATTTTTTTTTAGTGTATCAAATGAATGTGATATATATGTTGGTTCATATAAATCATCATCGTCCATAAATACAACTATATTATTGTTTGCGTTTTGTATTAGTCTATGTCTTTTTTCACCTATACTTAATTTTGTTTTATTTCTCAAATACTTTAATTTTATGGGTTTAATAGCTGAACTAAATTCTTCATAGTTTTGTATGAGTGGCTCATCACCATCATCGTGAATCACAACTTGTAATAATTTATGTGGATATTCTTGTATCAATAGATTTCTTAAAATAAAGGGTAAAAAGTTTCTTCGATTGTATGTTGGTATCAAGATTGATATTTTCGGCAAATTACTCATATATTATTATTTAGATTTTATTTTTATTTTTTAATTTATCCCCATAACCAACCTTTTGATATTTCTTCTTTTTGTTTTTCTTTTTCTTTGATGTAATCTTTAATGATTGATATATCAGCTTTTATACTTATTAGATCCGTTTTAATTTTATTAATGCTTTGATTGATTACGTGAACTTCATTTTTCACCTTCTCAATAGGTTTTTCTACAAACGGATTAGAATAATCACTCATATATTTTATGAAAATATTAAAATCAAAATTAAAAAATAATTAAATATTAAAATGAATTCTATAACACCGAGACCCTTACCCGAAAACATAGATGAATGGTCAGATGAAATAGAGGAGCTATTAAGTGAATGGGGTGAAGTCAGTATGTGTTATGCTTATCTTCATAATTATAGCACAAGGAAATATAAGAAGAAATATCAACATTTACAAATTCCAATTATTGTTTTATCTACACTAACTGGTGTTGGTAATTTTGCAGTTGATAGTTATATTCCCGAAGATTATCAACACGGGTTTACTGCTGTTGTTGGTGGTTTTAATATATTTTGTGGAATACTAGGAACATTAGGGTCATTCTTAAAATATGCTGAAACATTCGAAGGTCATAGGATTTCAGCATTAGCTTGGTCAAAACTTGGAAGAGCAATTGAGATAGAATTATCATTACACGAAAAAAAGAGAAAACCTTGTAGAGATTTCCTCAAAATATGTAGAGCTGAATATGATAATTTATTAGAATCATCACCTAATATTGATTTGGATATTATTACTATGTTTAATAAGAAATTTGAGGATAAATATCCAAATGTTAGAAAGCCAATAATATGTAATGGTCTCAAAGAAATTAAACCTTATAAAAATCATAGTATTGTTAAAGAGCAAGAAGAAGAACCCGCAAGCGAACCCCACTCGGTGCCCGAACCCGAACCCGAAACAAGTATTAATCTAAATGGGTCAATTTTAGACCCATCGGTCAAATTAGACCCATAGATAATTCATTTTATATAGACCCATTTTAGGTCATAGGTCAATTTTAGACCCATATAGATTATTACCATTTTTGTATAAAATAGAAGTCAATTAATTGTAAAATAAAATAAAAAATAATAAATTGTAGAAATTTTTTTCTTGATTAATACTATAAAGATGAGTTTTATGCCCGAAGTCAAAATGGATTTTATTCCCGATGATATGAGTGATGAAGAATCAATAAATATTGATGAATTTAATGAAGATAAAGATAAGACACAAGAAGAGATAGAAGAAGCTAAAGAAGCTAATATTGCTCCGGAGGTGGAAGAAGAAACACCACAAAAAATACCAAAGGCTAAATCAAAGAGAGATGAAATGAATATTAATGAGATATTTAATATGCCCGAAGCCATACCACCACCTAATGTAAAACTAACTAAAAAAGGTAAACCGAGAAAACAAAGACCACCTATGACTGAAGAACATAAAGCAAAACTTGCTAAAGCAAGAGAAAAGGCTATGGAAGCAAGGAAAAAAAAAGCCCAAGAAAAGAAAGAAGCAAAAGCATTAGAAAAAGAAGAAAAAGAACTCTTAAAAAAACAAAAAGTAAAAAGAGTTAAAAAATTAAAAGAAGAAGTAGAAAATAATGAAGAAGGAGCAGAAATTGACCCACCTAAAAAAGAACAATCATTTTCTAAAAAAGATTTAGAAGAAGCACAATTAGAAGCAATTATGAAATATGAAACAATTAGAAAACAAAGAAAGAAAGAGAAACAAGAAAAACAAAAGAAAGATGCTGAAGAAGAGGCTATAAGACAACAATTAAGACGTGCTGTTGCTCCTCCTCAAGAATATAATCCGTTTAGTGGATGCTATTAAATTATTATATTTATATATATAAATGAAAGAAACTATTGCTAAAAATACTTTATCTTTTTCTTGTAGTAAAAAAATGAAATGGTTGCGAACACCAAAAGATATATGGGATGATTTAAGTAAAGAATTTAAATTCACTTGTGATATGTGTGCAAGTGATAATAATCATTTAGTTGATAAATATTATACAGCTGAAAATTCAGCACTTGATAAAGATTGGACTGATGAGGTTGGTTACATACATCCTTTATTTGATGGTAAGATTGGTAAGTTCGTCGAAAAAGCAAGTAAAACAAGAGGTTTATTTGTTTTTTTATTACCAGCTTCTACACATACAAAATATTTTCATGAATATTTTTATAAAAAAGATAATGTAGAAATAAGATTTTTAAGAAAACCTAATAAAGGATTTAGATTTGGACACGATGATGGAACTGAAGATGACCCAAATAGTATTGGTTACATAAAACCATTAATGATATGTATTATGGATAATACTAACTTAACTTAAATCTACGTTTATAATCCTTAATATTTTTATCTCTACTTGTAGATGCCCCCCATAGTATATAATAACTTAAATAACCCGCAGACATATAATCACCCTTCTCTAAGTCTTTTTTATGACGAGCTCTGTATTTACTTCTTCGCTCTTTGTCTTTGTGTTGGGTATAATCTTCATAGCGTGAATCACCGAATTGGGTCGTTTTTATCTTCTTATCTCCATCATAAAAAATAGCTTTTAATTTCTTATTTTTTGCCGTTCCTTTTTCGACAACCATTTTTATCATAGTTTATTTAATATGATAAATATAAAAAATTTACATTACAAAAATTACTTTAAACTACAAAAACCATCTTCATCTTCTTCTACTTCATAATCACTTTCACTACTTGCTGAACCTTCACTTTCACTATATTTATCCTTTCTAACATATTTAGGAGGTTTATAATCTTCATCTACTTTAACATTATCTTTAAATTCAGCGATTAAATCGGGACGACCAACCATAGCTAAAATACTTGTTATTTCTTCATAAGTAACTTGATCCATTTATATATATACTTTAGAAAATTATTCTAGATATTTTTCTGAAATTTCACTTTCAGTTAATGATTCTTCTTTTAATGATTTCATCAATTCTTCACAAGTCCATTCTTGTTTAAAATTACAAGCTAAAAAATGGGAAGCCCAACAATCATCTTCCCAGCCTTCAGTAATACCCCAATCTTCAGAACAAAATTTTTCATATTCTTCTTCAGTCCAAGCGGAATAGATACTCATAACCATTTTATATATTATCAATATAATTTAATTTAAATTTATTTTTTTTGTTTTTTTTCTTTATTTTTGTCTCCACCCTCAAGTATTTCTTCTATCAAGCCTACGGGTGTTCTTTTTATTTTTGTAATCTTATAAATAACAGCACTTGTTTTATCTACATTTGCGTATTCACCATCACTATCATGAATAGATGTTGTTATATCAGCAATCATAGTAGGTTTTGTAACAGTAAATTGTATATCACTTGGATTACCTAAGAAATAATCACTTGCTCCCGAATATTTATCAACTATCGATATAATTGGTAAATTTGCTCCAGTTGGATTTCCACCAATAGCTGTTGCTCCTTCTAAAATATTACTTCTTATTGTGTAATAAGGTCTTAATACTGATTTCTGCAAATCAGTAGCTGTAATGGTTGTGCTTTGGGTTAAAACATCAACTTGGTTCCATAATTCTAAAGGTTTAGCATTTGCTGGGGTAAAACTCGGACTACCAGCCGAATATACAAATTCATCATTACCACCAGTATTTATTGCTGTATAGCCGGGGATACAAGTTGGGTAAGGTAATGAATTATAATACATAACAGCACCAAATTGATTAGTTACATAATTTTTAGTATCAGTTTGGACGACCTCAGCATTTGTAGTTGGTCTATATAATAAATTACTATTTTCATTATCAACTCTTTTAGTTAATACATTTTTAGATGTAGCTTTGGCGTTTACTGCACTATAATCAAAGCCTAAAATATCCCATAAATTATCTTCCCAATTATCTTCATCAAAACCCCAATCTTCTATGTATATTCCTCCGTGAGAATCAAAAATTTTATAAGCTTCTATATTAAGATTATATCCATCATATCTTATTGTGTTTTCACCAGTTGTATCAAAATTTGTTATTAAAGATTTAGCAGTTTCGGGGTAAGGCTGAACTCTATATGCTTGATTATATCTTGTATATGGTTTAAAAGTTGGACTATAACCAAATTGAGGAGGTCTTGGGTTAATTTTATAAACTGTGCTCCCAGCTTCTTGATTTTTTTCTGGTGGTTTAATTAATCTTTCTGTTGTTCTATTACTTGGTGTTAAACTCTCACTATTTACTGCCGAACTTGGATTACCCGCTGTTGCTTTATTACCAATATTATTACCAGTATGAAATCTAGAAAGCTCAAATCTATTTGTTGTTGTATTATAATTAATTGCTGGATTATTAGCACCAATATAACTCATAGTCATATATGGATTTAAATCTGTCATATTTGTTTGTGTTCCCGTGCTTCTAATATGATTTATTTGTGTTGGGTAAGCATAAGTTACATCATTAGCATCTGTCCCATCATTTTGAGTTGCGGTGACACCAATATCAGTATTACCATATCCACTATATGGTGTAATTATAGCAGTAGAATATGCTGTAGAATGAAAATCAAAACCAATTTTTCTACCTTGATTGATACTTGCTGTAGTTCCAACTACTTCACTAAATAATCTTCTTGGTGTTCCACCAACATTATCATTAGTTATTCCAATTAAATAAACAACTTTATCGAATGTTCCATCTGCTAAATAATTATCAAATGCTACTGGATAAGCAAAACCATAACTTAAACCATCATTAAAAATACTTGTAAATTCTTGAGGTGATACAAATTTTTCTCTTGTATCATCAGTATATCTAAAAAATACTGGCTGTGTTGACATTTCTATATTATTGGGTGGTGCTCGTAAAGTAAAAGCATCATCACCAAAAGCATCATTTCTTGGTGAAGCACTATCTGAAGTGCTATATTTATTCATATGAAAAAATCTAGAATTATCAATTGTTGGCTGAATTCTTGGGAATGTAACTGCAGTATCACTATAAGCGTGAGTATCTTGTAAATCATCCCATAGTTCGGGATATAATGCTTGTGAATCAAATAAATCTCTTATATATCCAAGTGTTTCTTCATTATATAAAACACCTAAAGTAAATGAAGAGTTATGATTATTAACTTGAGCGTTTGGTATTGAGACAGTATTTATTGTGCTAAAACCAAAATCTTTTGATGCTGTTGTAGAAATTAGATTACCAAATTCATCATATAAAGTTGGTTGATTAGCTGTCTCATTAATTTTATCGTGCATTCTTCTACCCATCTCAAAAATTTCGGGTCTTTTAACACCTATGTAACCAAATGTAGCAATATAATCAACTGCGTCTTGGTCTAGAACATCAAACTCTTCTACTGGTAAATCTTGAGCTATATAAGCATTATAAGCTGTTTTAGAAAAATTATAAACATTTTGAGCATTAATGGGTTTAAATGTATTTGTCTCAATAGTTTTTGTTAATGGTCTAACAAAATTATCGTGATCTAAAATCTCAAAAATATCTTCATTTTTAGTTTCAGTTAATTGTTGGGTAATTTGGTCTGCTACGGCTGAAGGTGTATTAAATCCTTTATTCACTTCTATAATTAATTTTTCTCTTACTCTATAGTATGTAGCTTCACTAAAAATACCATTATGATTCACACTTGGGAATTGTTCCCTATCATTTGTAGCACCCACACTATAAGCAATTTTATCTTTAATAAATAATGTATATCTTGTATTATCTATCTTTTGTTTAAAAAAATGTAAATCAGTTGGGTCTTCTCTTTTTCTATAATCGGCAAAACAAGGGCAATCAGTATTAGTAGTTAATCGTAGAAGTGGTAATCCTTCTGCTTCACTATCTCTATTAGTAAAAGCTTCGGGTGTATTTCTATTCACATTTCCTCTAATCATAAGATTACTTGTGTATCTTCTCGGATGTTGGATATAATTTGGATATTCATTATTAGTAATAAAATAACCAATAACTAATGGTGCTAAATTATCTCTTAAATCAACTGTATCATCAGTATCCAAAGGTGGAGTATTAGGTAAAGATTGTCTTACTACTTCATTTGTTGTAATACTCCTATAATAACCCAATCGATATTTAGGGTCATAAGTATTAGATTTTTTATAATAATAATCACCATATTGTATATCAGTATAAGTAGCAACAGCATTTCTACCTCTACTATTACCCTTAAATTCTATTGTTTGTGGATTACCAGCTCCAACTTCATTAATAAATGCTCTTTCTAGACTAACTTTATCACCAATATCAAGCCTAATAGTCTCATTTAAAGGGTTAGTAAATACGGCTGGGTTGCTATCATTACCAGTTCTACTCTCAACTGAAGCAAGTCGGTTACAATTGATAAGTTTTGTATCGACATATTCACTCATTTATATTATGAGTATATAAAAAAAGATAAGATAAAAAAACTAACTATTATCTCTTATAGAGCAAAACCTTTATCGGTGAGTATTTTACATTTCTCCTCGTGCTTCTCTTTAAAAATATCAAGCTTATTATTCTTTTTATAATAATTATATAATGTTCTAGCTTTTATAAATTCTTTATTATCTTGATATTGATTTCCTTTCATTTCCTTACCAACCTTATGATAATGATTCTTTGCTCTTTCTCTATTCTTCTTCTTAAATTCTTCACTATGTTTACTAACTTCATGATAGTATTTATTTTCTCTTTCTCTCTTTTTTTTGTAATCAGTTAATATTTTATCAATTTGTTTTTCAGTTAGATCCATTATTTATAATTATACATAGAAAATTATTTTTAAATTAATTATATTCTATGATGGGTCAGTTTTAGACCCTTGACCCAAAATGGGTCTATATGTAATCAATTCTATATGGGTCTATTTTAGGTCATAGGTCAATTTTAGACCCATCACTCTAACCAAATAATATCTCTTGGTAAATTCATTTTGTAACAATAATAAAAACAATCAAAATTACATTTGTTTTTTAGTTCATTACCATCTTTGATAAATTGTATTCTTCTTCTTGGTATTATTATTTGTAATTGGCTGTCACTATTTTTAAAGTTTTCTCTAAAATATTGCGTATTAATTTTTGATGAAGGTAATATCAAAATAAAAGGCTTATCTAATTCTTTTAATCTAGGCATTATATTCTTACATTTGCTAAATGGTGGGTTACTTACAATTATATCGCCAAGATTATTCTCAAAAAAATCAATTGGTTCATGAATCACATCATAACCTAATTCTCTTAAATCTTCACCACTCTTACCATCGCCATAAAAAGATTCCCATATTACTTTATCTTGAGGTATAAATTCTTTAATATTTTCCCAAGCTGATTTCGGGGTCATATAATCATCGTGCTTTAAAAATGTTTTTGTATGAAAACCAGCCATTATTAATATATATATTATTACAATATATTTTATTTCTTTTGAGGACGTATATGAAAACACACAATTGTCTTACCACTTAATGCTGTGCATAATGTTTCATTATCATAAACAATATCAACATCAAATGAATTTATCAATAGTTCATCAGTATTATTTAATGCTAAATATGTTTTCTCGTGAGGCTCAAAATATAAACCACCAGTTTCATTACCACTATTATCGAAGCGAGGCAAATGAGCTATAATTTTAGAATTTGTTCCTTGTCTTGCATTTACACTATTTTGAGTAAAATTATTTAATCTAATGAATAATGAAATATTTGATACAAGCTGGGGAACAGTAGAACTTTCATTTGTAGAAGCTATATTTGTAACAGTAGGTCTTGATACTGGATCACCAACAAAACCTAATGTAAATTGAGTATTACATTCATTAGTTGATGTTCCATAAGCAGCACTTTTTGCCGTAATAATTAGTGATTTATAACCATCCATACCACCCGAAGCATTTACACGTTTTGGTGCTAATAATCCATTTGCTGCTACTCCGTGATTAGTTGTTGTGCGACTGAAATTATTCCAATCTCTCATCTCTAATTTCTTACAAAAGATTGTTTCATTATATTCTTGAGACCAACCCCACCAATCATAATTATGATATTTTGTAAAATCAAATTCGGGGTAATTTGTATAATGGTCAATACTTTCTAATTCTATTTCTTGAGCCACGTGAGGGTTTGCTCCACGCCTAGCAGCAGAGCATACTGGATACATAGCCCATTTAGCAGCATTCACGGGATTTAGACATTGATTCTTTACAGCACCCGCAGCCCTCAAAGTTGTATAATCACATAGTAAAACAGTTCCACCATCACCCGCAATAAGTTCTATCTTGATTTCTTCATTAGTTAAAGTAAATTTAACCTTTTTATAATCATCAGCATTAGTATCTATATCATAAACAGCATTAAAATTAGCATTATGAGCTCCATAATATGTAACTTCATTCATATAAATTCCGTCTCCAATTCCAGCTGCTGTTCTTGCTCCCGATTGATAAACCCTCAATTCATTTCCAAATCTCATAACACATATATCAGCGTAAACATATTGACCTCTAGGATGAATAGGATTTTTCAGTAGTGCCGATGTTGGTGTATCATCAAAATAATTAGGTAAATAGTCAAAATCGCCGGCATCACCCGCAGCCCTTTCTCTACTAATTCTTGATAACCCAACCATCCAATTGGGATTTACACCAGTTTGAGCATTACTAAAATTAAATGTGCAAGTTCCCGCATTTTGAGAAATAGGATATTCTCTATTTTGGACATAAAAACCTCTTACATCACTACTTGTTACTTTTCCCGCAGCTTGTGTAAAATTATATGATTCATTTTTAGATATATCAGTAAACTCTATATCAGCAGCATTTCTTGTAGTTTTAGCGACTTGCTGTGTAGTAACAAATTTAAAACCCTTAAATGAAGCAGTAGTAGCATCATAAAGTGGGTCAACAGCAACACTAGTTGTATCTTCACCAGTAATTAATGATGGATGGAATGCTGCTTCATCTAATCCATTTTTGATTTCATTCGCCATATCATCGATATTCACTTCATTTTTTTTATCCCCAGCTCTAAAAGCTTCACCCGCACCAATTACAGCTCTAAATGGTTGAGTGGTAGAATTCTCAATACTATCATTATGTAAATCTTCTATAGGTGTTCCAAAATAATGACAAAATCCACTATTAGTTCTATCAAGAATAAATAAACCATTTTTATTTATTTTTGCAGATTGTAAAGCTATTTCACTCATAGGTGGAATTCTCATAGTATTAAGTAATCTATTTTGATAAGAGAAGGGTTTAAAAACATTAGAAAAAGCGGGGTCATCTTCAGTTCCTATATTAGATGTAACAACTAAACTCATTTTATATATATATATTGATATTATTTTTATAAAATAAATAAATCAAAAAAAATATTAAATTTATATATATATGCCTAAAAAAAGTGTGAAAGTGAAACAAGTGAGTGATCATAATAAAATACAAATTAATATTAAAAAGAATCTTGATGATGAAAAAAAAATAAGACCCGAGAAGGTTTTTGATGGCTACACAAAAAAAACAAATAAAAAAACAAAAAAGAATAAATCAAAATATTAAGTATTTAATTTTCGCGATTTTTAAATATGGGTCAATAATAGACCTTGAGACATAAATAGCATATTACTCTCTAATTACTATATGGGTTTATTTTAGGTCAAGGGTCAATTTTAGACCTATGGGTCAATTATGGGTCAAAGGTATTTAAAGATTATTTTCTATGTATATGTATAGAATACAAATGACTATTGTCCCAAAAGCAATTAAATTTCATTATCATTTAACAGAGCAAGAAGTAAGAGCATATTACAGCTTAAAACCTCTTGATGAAGATTATAGTGTATATGAAAAAAGATTAGTTAGAACTCTTAATGATTATTTAGAAACCAAAAATTTTCCAAGTAATAATGCTAAATTATGCTACAAGAAACAATTAAAAAAGATGATTAAAGATAATAAAACTGATACTCCAAAGTTTGAGGCTTTTAATATGTGGAGATTAAAGAAAATAGAACAACATATTTCTAAATGTAAGTCTTACAGATTAAAACAAGAGGGAAAAGCAGATGTTCCTATCAAGAAAGCAAATGATGATAAATTACCAAAAATTAATGAATATGCTACTAAAAATAATAAGTTAGTTGCTGAAATTGCTGAACTTAAAAAACAATTACAAGAGAAAGATGAAATTATTAAGAAAAAACAAAATGAAGTAGATTTCCTTTTAGCTGAAAATTCTAAAATGAAATATATGCCTCACGGAGTAGAAGAAGAAGAAAAACCTAAACAAATTTATGAAATTAAAGAATGTTTAATTGAGAGTAGTGAAGAAGAAGAAGAAGTTGTAGAAGAAGAAGAAGAAGAAATTTATGGTAATGAACCAATTCATATTAATGAAAACAATTGTGAAAGTGAAGAAGAAGATGAAAGTGAAAGTGAAGATGAAAGTGAAAGTGAAAGTGAAAGTGAAGAAGAAGATGAAGATGAAGATGAAGAAGATAATAGAATACCATATAGACACGGAGAATTTTGGAAAGTTAGAAATAATTTTTATTGTAAAATCAAGTTAGAAACTGAACCATATTATCAAGAATATTTAGAATTATCTAAAGATGAAAGCGATGAAAAAGAACTTAAATCTATTAAAGATGATATTCGTGATAAATTTATAAAAGAAATTGTTGAGCCTAGAATAATAGAATTAGAAAAATATCTTGTTATCC